TTTAGAGAATGGGTCAATCGTATTCACAGCCGCAACAAGCGCATCTGGTATTCGTGGTAAGTCAGTTAACTTATTGTACGTTGACGAAGCCGCTATCATACCGAACAATGTAGCAGAACAATTCTTTACCTCAGTTTATCCTACGATTTCTGCTGGTGAAACAACAAAGATTCTGCTAAGTTCTACCCCACTAGGATACAACCACTTCTGGAAGTTCTGGAATGATGCAGAAAGCGACAGAAACGGATTCGTCAATCTGTTTATTCCTTACTGGGAAATACCTGGACGTGATGAGAAGTGGGCATCCGAACAGCGTAGACTGCTTGGTGAATTGAAGTTCAATCAAGAGGTTCTCTGTAACTTCTTAGGTTCTAGTCTTACACTCATTGCTTCAGATTCAATTGCACGTATGTCGGCCAGTCCTATTCTTTATCAAAAAGATGGGCTTGACATTTATGAAAATGTTGAAAAAGATCATGCGTATTGTATTATTGCAGACACAGCAAAGGGTGTCGGTGGTGACTATTCAGCATTTCAAATCTTAGACATATCTAAAATGCCATATAAAATTGTAGGTAAGTACAGAAACAATCAAATCAGCCCACTTTTGTATCCGTCAATATTGTACAGAATCGGCAAAGAATACAATGAAGCATATGTTCTAATTGAAATCAATTCTTCAGAGCAAGTTGCAGAAATTCTTTATGGTGAGTATGAATATGAAAATATTATTTCTGTCAGCAGAACACCACAGGGTCAAGTTGTCAATGGTGGTTTTGGTGGAAATAAAACGCAACTTGGTGTCATCACAGATAAGAAAGTTAAACGCATTGGATGCTCTAACTTCAAATCATTGGTTGAAGAGAAAAAACTCATCATCAACGATGCTGATACTATCTCTGAAATTTCGACATTTATTGAAAAAAGAAACAGCTATTCTGCTGACGAAGGATATCATGATGACTTAGTTATGCCTTTAGTGCTGTTTTCGTGGTTGACAACAAACTCATACTTTAAAGAGTTGACAAATATTAATATACGAAAAGAATTGTACGAAGCAAGAATTAAAATGATTGAAGAGGAAGTCACTCCTTTTGGATTTATAAATAATGGTGACGAAGAAAATCAATTAGTTGATGCAGGTGGGCAAGTTTGGCAAGTAGAAAACTATCGCAAATCTGATTTTTTATAAATAAATTAAACAAACCTAACATCAAAACATCATTATAACAAGGAGAATTCAATGGCTATAAGTCTAATTTCACCAGGAATCAAGATCACCGAAACAGATTTGGTGTCTTCCTCACAGTCAGTATCTTCAACATCTGGCGGATTTTCTGGTCAGTTTCGTTGGGGTCCTATCGATAAAGCTACACAAGTTACTAATGAAACCGAATTAGTAAATCAATTTGGTAAACCAAATGCAACTAACGCTGTTGACTTTTTGTCAGCCGCTAACTTTTTGGGTTACTCTGGCTCATTGTTCGTTGTTCGTAGCGCAAACACAGCGTTGAATGCTACAGCAGAAGCAACAACTGGTTCAGGCACAGCAGGTACTGGTACATCTATTAAGAACGAAGACGTATACATTAACACAGCATCATTTAACGTTGGTCCATGGGCCGCTCGTTATTCTGGCGCATTAGGAAACGCACTTAAAGTTTCTGTTTGCCCAAGTTCGGCTGCCTACACTAGCGCATTAACTGGAACATTTACTGTATCAGCAGGTTCTACAACAGTTACTGGTTCTGGATCGGCTGCAAATACACAAATGCAAATTGGCGATTTCATTGTATTAGGTGGTCGCACATCTAAAGTTGTTGCAATCGCTAACGCAACATCATTTACATTAGAATCTGCACACTTAACTGGTGCATCTGGTGCTTCAGCAACTCGCCGTTGGGAATTCTTTGGTGAATTTGATTCTGCACCAGGAACATCCACAAACGGTGCCGCTTTGGGCGCATCTGGTGACGAATTGCACGTTGTTGTTCAAGACAGAACAGGCGATATCACAGGTACAGCAAATACAGTTTTAGAGAAATTTGGTTACCTTTCTAAGGGTTCCGATGCTAAAGCTGATGCTGGTGGCAGTAACTTCTATAAAACAGTTATCAATGACCGTTCTAATTGGGTTTGGTGGGCAGCCCACGACAATGCTGGCTCTAATTGGGGTAACACATTGTCTAGCACAACTTACACAGCAGTAAGCACACCTAAGGCATATTCTTTGGCTGGTGGATCTGATGGTAACACATTGACAGATGGCGATAGATCAACATCTTTTGTTTTGCTTGCAAACAAACAAGAAGTTCCAGCATCTATCATTGTAACTGGTCAAGCAAATGCTACAGTGGCAAACAGAGTTATTGCTGACGTTGCTGAAGTTAGAAAAGACGTTGTTGTTTGTGTATCACCAATAAGAACAGCAGTAGTTAACAATGCTGGTTCTGAAGCGACTTCAATCACTGCATGGGCAGACACAGTTACACGTTCTACATATGCAGTTGCAGACAGCGGTTGGAAATATCAGTATGACAAATACAATGATGCATACATTTATGTACCATTGAATGCTGACACAGCAGGTTGTATGGCACGTAACGATTTTCAACGTGAGCCATGGTTGTCTCCAGCAGGATTCAGCAATGGCCGTATTCAAAACTTAGTTCGTTTGGCATACAACCCAAGCCAAGCTGACAGAGATACATTGTACAAAGCCGCAGTTAATCCAGTTATTACACAAGTTGGTCAAGGTACAGTTTTATTTGGCGACAAGACATTCACATTGAGAAACACTTCAATGAATCGTGTTAACGTTCGTAGATTGTTTATTGAATTGCAAAAGACAATTGGACAAGCCGCAGACAATGTATTGTTTGACCAAAATGATGAAACAACAAGAAGTGGTTTCGTAAGTCTAGTTGTTCCTTACTTGAGAAGCGTTCAGTCTAGAAGAGGTATTACAGCATTCAGAGTTGTTTGTGACGCAACAAATAATCCAGAAGATGTAGTAAATTCTAACGAATTCGTTTGCGATATTTTCGTACAACCAATCCGTTCTGTTAACTTCATTCAACTTAACTTTGTCTCTGTAAGAGGTACCGCTACATTTGCTGAAATTGCCGCATAAATAATAGAGAATAAACAAGGAGAATTATATGGCAATTACAACAATTCAGAATTTGAAGGACGCTCTTAATACGGGCGCCCGTTCAAATTTGTTTAGAGTTACCTTAACAGGATTAGCTGATACCGATAGAGATGATGACTTTAGTTACTTGTGCAAGGCAGCCCAGCTGCCGGGATCAACTTTAGGCATCATCGAAGTTCCATTTTCAGCGGGCAGAAGATTCAAAGCGGCTGGAGATAGAACATTTGCTGACTGGACAACAACAGTCATCAATGATTCTAATCACACGATTAGAGAAGCATTAGAAGATTTGCAGAGAGAATATGGAACTACTGATTATAATTCAGAAACTTCCAAAGCCAGAACTGGTGGAAGCGCAACAGACTTCTCTACTATTTCAGTTGAACAACTCAATCAAGCAGGCGATGTTGTTTATACATATACGCTAGTCAACTGTTGGCCACAAGATATCAGCACTATTGATTTGTCTTATGACTCTACAGATACTCTTGAAGAGTTTACTGTAACTTGGTCTTACGACTACTTTACATTCGAATAAGGAATAAAAAATGGCAACCGCAAATTTTTTCAGTATTGACACATTTAGAGAAAAACTAAATGGTGGATCAAAAGCAAATTTATTTCGTATGGAAATTGGACTTGAAGAAACAATAACTGGCGTTAATCTAATTGATTTTCCTATTTTGTGTAAATCTGGTGCTATTCCAGCATTTACGTTAGGTGTTATTGAAGTTCCATTCAGAGGAAGACGAATTAAAATTCCTGGCGATAGAACATACGCAGACTGGACAGCAACATTTATCAACGATGACTCTCAAAACATTCGTAAATCTTTTGATAATTGGCTAAACACAATCGTCAATGTCGATGGAGAACAAGCATTAAGAGAAGGCACGGATTCATATCGTTCCACTATTACTGTTAATCAGTTAAAACCTGATGGCACAGTTGCTAGAGTATATAAGTTGTTTGATGCATTTCCGACTGACGTTTCTGCTATTGACTTGTCTTACGATACTACAGATGCAGTTCAAGAATTTACTGTTACATTCCAATATCACTATCTTGATGTTGGTGTTGGAAGTGCTGAACCTTCGGCAGGAACAGGATCATAAAAAAGAATTAAATAATGAATTTTACGCAACATAAATAATTGCGTAATAGTTGTCAAACAATGGGGGCTATTACGGCCCCCATTTTTTTTAGAGAGACTCAAATATGGCGATAAAACTTTTTGGATATAAGATTGGTAAAGATGATGTTGAAGCAGAACAGTTAAAATCGTTTGTTCCACCTACCGATGACGATGCATCCGTTGCAATTTCTGGCGGTGGTGTCTATGGTACATACCTGGATCTTGAAGGTCAGATTAGAACAGACGCAGATTTAATTAAGAAGTATCGTGAGATGGCACTTCAGCCAGAATGTGATGCGGCAATTGAAGATATTGTGAATGAATCATTAGTCTTTGAAGATGGTGATTATCCAGTTCAAATCATTTTAGATAAACTTGAACAACCAGAATCAATCAAGAAAAAAATTCGTGATGAATATCATTACATTATGAAACTTCTTGATTTCAACAATCAGGGTTACGATATCTTTCGTAGATGGTATGTTGATGGGCGTTTGTATTATCACATGGTCATTGACGAAAAGAATCCTAGATCAGGATTGAAAGAAGTTCGTTACATTGATCCACGTAAAATTCGTAAAGTGCGTGAAAACAAAAGAACAGACAATCGTCCTGGAACAGCAGACATAACACAACAGTATCACGAATACTTTATCTACTCTGATAAAGGATTTGCTAGAGATGGTTCACAAGGTATCAAAATTGCAGTAGACTCAGTTTGCTACACTAACTCAGGTATCACAGACAAAGATGGCAAAGTAATTGTTTCACATCTACACAAAGCAATTAAACCACTCAATCAATTGCGTATGCTTGAAGATGCGACAGTTATCTATCGTATCTCCCGTGCGCCAGAACGTAGAATCTTTTACATTGACGTAGGTAATTTACCTAAGATGAAGGCAGAACAATACTTGCGTGAAATCATGCAGAAGTATAAAAACAAACTAGTCTATGATGCACAGACTGGTGAAATTCGTGATGA